AAACCAAACCATGCGACCCGTTCCCAACTTTCGTTGCCGAAGGTGTTGGGCTCTACTAAACAATATCGATGCCGAGGTAGCGGACCTGCACCGCTATACATCATTGCGGGGCTCCTGCTTGAGCTTGCGACGAATCTCTACCATGCGCTTGTAGTGCTCAGGCGGTCTGCGTTTCTTTTCTCCCGTCGCCTTACCCCCCTTCTTGCCCAGCTCCGACATGTACTCTTTTAACTTATTGTCCATCTTTTTTCCTAAAGTGCTCCAGCTCCCGACTGAGCGCCAGAATTTCCTGCTCCAGCGCGTCGGCCTGTTTCAATAATCCAAACAATCGAATGTCTTCCAATGCTTTCTTGACCGTCGTGGTCTGTGATTGCCCGTAGCCCCATGGCATCTTTTTCAACTCACGCTCCCAGCTCCCAGGTTCTGACTCTGAGTCGATAATCATGGCGTTCATTCCTCGTCATCAAAGTGATTGTTAATGACATAAGCCTTAACGATGTCGAGCACCCCTACCACCTCAGCCAAAGAAATCTGATTGTGGTACTTGCAAATCACTTCATACACTTCGCCAGCCAGCTCTTCGTTCTTGGCAAACTTGGTGTTGAAATCTGGTCGAATCACATTGTCATCTGACATGACCGCGCTCCCATTCAATGGTTTGGACCACCCGCTCTACATGAGGAGCCCAGTCTGCCAGAATGTGCTCACGGTTAAAAATCTGTACCGATTCGTACCAATCGCTATAGCCTTGAGCGTCCTTGTTGCCCCAGTACCACAGCTTGTTGGAATCCAAGAGTTTCACATGCGCGCCACAGGCTCCGGCAATGTGCACGGTCGAGCTGCTGACGGACACAATCACATCACACAGCACGCTCAAAGCCGCCAACCCGTCCAGATCCTTCATCAGGTCGATGCCGCTATCGATAATGTCGTAGCCGGATTCAGCAATCTCCTGCTGCACTGCGCCGTATTGCAGATTCACGAACTTACAGTTCGGCATCGCCAGAATCGGAGCCAGATCCTTTAGCTTCATCGACTTGTGCGGGCCGATCTTTATCGCGCTCGATACCCACGAGAGCCCCACCACAAAGTCATCGTTCTTGAGCCCCAGCTTCTCCTCAATCTCCCGCTCCCGCTTGATGTCGGGCTCTAGGTAAGCCCCTTGTGCGTGTTCGCGAATGTCGTTTTGGCTTTCAATGAAGCACCCACCCAATGACGCAAACGGAATGTGCGACTCGTGCTCGTTCGCAGGTACTTTGTCCATATTGGAAATAAATTGAATGTCCGGCATCGATCGCGAAAAGAGCGGGATCAATCGAGGGTCCACCATCGCCGTGACCTTGGGACAGTGATGCCGAATCGTGGGCAATAGCGATCCATAAATCACTTGGTCACCGACGCCCTGCTCACCCCACACCAACACCGATTGATAGCCCTCACCAATACCCCACTTGGGCTTCGTCGTTGCCAGTGGACGGGATTTAAATCGCGGGCTATCCCAGCGAACGTCATATAGCTTCCAGCCATCGACAAACTCATTCATCTGGAGCTTCATCAACCCGAGCACCCACCGCGCATTGGCATCGTCCGGAGCAACCTCGACCGCCTTCTCAAAAAGCTCCCGCGCTTCTTTCCAGCGACCCATTTCCCAATGCGCTGCGCCGTGCTGGATGTAGACCGCAATCTTATCGGGGGCTAGTTCCGATGCCCGCTTGAAATCTTCCGTCGCCTCGTCGTACCGCTGCTGCTCGGCCTTACAGACCGCTCGTCCAAAATAATTTTCGTAATCCTGGAAGTACTTCATCGCGATGCCGTAATACTTCTCGGCCTTACGGTGCTGCCCCATCATCTGATACAGCTTGGCCTTTGAGCGATAGAGCACCGTGAGCGAGGGCTCAACATCTAACCCGTAGTCACACATGTCTACCGCATCTTGATAACGCTTTGCGTTAAACAAACGGTCGACGCTCTTTAAGATCTTCTTCTGCTCTTCGGTGTAGTTCATATCGATGCCGCCACTCGGTTCCACTCGTTCGCATATTCCACGTTCTTATAGTCCGCAAACCATGGCCCACCCCGTGTGAAGTGCACCGCCAGTGGGTTCGGACAATCGTCCTTCGTGTGCCAGCCCTCTAAGTAATTCCACGCATTGGGCAAGTTGCCAATCACCTCATCGTCCAGCCACTCAAACCGATGCAAATACATCCCCGTCCGAGCATTAACCACGCTCGGTGTCAAGGTCTTGACTTGCGGGTGAGCGCAGTTGATAAACATGAATGAAGACCAGTTCTTTCGGGGGTATTGGTGCTGAGGTTGGTTGTCCATTTTGACCGTTTCTGTCGGCCAGTAGTCGTGCTTTACCACAAAGCACGCTTTTGCCCCGTCGGCGTAGTCAAGCAGTCCCGCAATGTCCCCCCTGAAAAGAAAATCGCAGTCTACAAATACCGCCCAGCCGGTGTAGCCGGCCAAGTAGGGAGTCAGAAAGCGGGTAAAACTAAACTCCGTCGACGACAACTGATCACGCTGCCTGGTGTACACACCCTGCCCCCGTAACTCAAACTGTTTGATGGGGCGAATGTCCACGGGAACGCTCGTGTGATTCTCAATCGATCGCTTGCAGACCTGGTAAGCCATATCCTCACGGCTGTCCCAACCCACAAAAATTCGTAATGGCAACTCAGGCTGCATAGAACCACTCCTTACGCACGGGGCCTTTGTAGTGCAGGATGTGCGGGACATCCCCCTCTCGACGCTTGTCCGGCAAGCACGCATATTCGGCTTCGCTAAACTCACCCACCAAGTAGGGGTGCAGCATGTGTGCGTACACCTTGAGGGCTTCTTGGTCGCCGTACCATGACCGCCGTTCCTTATCCATCAGGTTCAATAGCAATGACATCGCATGCCATGGGTGATAGTCCTTGGTGACCGTCGCACACGCGAGGTACGGAAACAATGTGCCAAGCGGCACACCATCCCACTGCTTGAACATCCCGTCCCGTTGCTTACCATTGAACGGGGCATCGCGATCGAAATCCCTGCGACAAAAACAAATCTCTTTGTCACCCAGAATGGCAACGGGATTCACGGGCAATACGAAGAGCATATCCGTATCGATATACATCGCTGGCGACGTTAATCGCACCCGCGCAAAGGCCCGCATTCGCCATGACATCAGCTCATCAAAGCTGCCCTCGGTATGCTTGACCTCATCGACGCCTTCGGGAATCTCGTTGCCGATGCCGGTGCACATAATCACCCGCGAGTCCGGCATGACGGCCTTCAGCGATTGCACCATCTTTGCAGGCATACGAATGTCATCGCCCGTGTGAAAAAACACAAACGTATTCATTCGTCGGTCTCTTCGCGTACTTGAACTATGGCGTCCGCATATTGATAAGCACGGCGGCTCAATTGCCATGGGTTCGGGTCAGGGTCGTTGCCCGCTAACATGCCCTGCATCGCAAAGGCCGCAAACATATCTCTTAAATCAGTATCGTCTTTCACTCGTCGTCCTCCTGAAATTCTTTCAACACTATCAACTTGGACGTTGCCGATTGGTCGGCATACTTAAGCAATGCTTCCGAACACGCTCGAATCGTTTGCTCACGAATCAACACCGCGAGCTTGGCAATGATCTGCCCATTGTTGCGCTGCACATTCTCAGCGGTCTGGTCGTACTCTTTTGCCAATCGCTCGACAAATTCCCAGTTGAAGATTTCCAGCTCACCCTTTTCATTGATCTTGCACCAGACCTCTTCGGTCTGCTTGATCTCAGGGTGCTTCAAGTAATCAAATTCTTCAGTCATTCTGCTCTCCATTGTCTTTTCAAAATCCAATCATCCACCACACGCGCTACCACGCGATAACCAAATTCATCACAGAGCCACTTCACCGCATCCCACTGTGCCCAGCGGTCCTTGAAATGCGCGTGCGGCTTTTGCTCGACCACTACCACGGCATTGTTCTTCATCAAGGTACGCTGTGCGCCCTTCAGCACACCGAGTTCATAGCCCTCGACATCGATCTTGATCAAGTCCACATCGCCGTACTCGTAATCATCGAGCATCACCATTTCCACATCGTTGCCTGGTACGACAAACGCTGCCCCCGTATTCCCCTCCGGTACTTTTAATGCCACTTTCTGATGGGTCTCCCCCAAGGCTACGGGAACAATCTTGACCTTCGGCGCATTGAGCTTCAGTAATTCCTGGTACTCAGGGCTCGGCTCAAAGGCAATCACCTCTGAAAACACTTCCGACAGCGGTCGCGACCAAAACCCGACATGGGCTCCAATGTCCAAGGCGCGCCGAAACTTATTGCAGTACGAAAGCGTCGTCTCCCGTTGCCGCTTCTGATAGTCCCCCTCGCCCACGGCTTGAAAGTACCCGTGGAAATGGTGGTCTTCGTCAGGCACATACCAGCCGTGAGTCTGCTTCACGATTAATCCTCTTTCGTTCCTAGCTTCTTAATTTCAAATGCAACAATGGGCGCGTCCCATTCTTCGGCAATGTCAATGCATCGAGTGCGCTCGGCCTTGACCGCAGCCTCAAGCAGCCCGCAGTACTGCGTCGTGCTTTGCCCCTCGGCGCACTGGCGATAGCCCTCAGTGATCATGCGCTCCCGCTCTGCTGCTGCTACTAGGTCAATAAAATGTTCAAGGGTTTTAGCGGTGAAAGCGTAAATACCGTACTCATTTTTAGCTATGCGAATGAGGTCGTCGCGGGTCATGGGCTATTCCCCATCAAGACAACGAACATCATTGCGATGCCCATCAAAAACCCTATTGAGAATGCGATGGCAAAAGAGAATTTTTGATCGTGCTCATCTTCAAATCGTTGCCGTTGGATGTTCACGATCTGTGCTTTGAGCTGCTCAATCTCGTCATTCTTTCGATCGACAATGTATTCAGACTGTCTCACCAGAAATCCCTCCCGCCTCTAGATGAACGCACATTGGGATTAGGCACTCGCCGCCAGTCGTAATCTTTCGCGGCCTTGAAGCGGTAATAGAATTCTTTAATGGTTTTCAACATGTTGAAGTTTCCTTTCGAGTACACGGATCTGGCGTTGCAGTTCCAAAATTTGTTCCATGATTTCCTGAGCTTCACTTTTGGGGCGCTCGGGATTGGCGACGCGCTCGTCGCTGTCCACGGGGATGTCTTGCTTCATCGATGGCTCCACATAGATGTTTCACCCACCACTTCACGAGCTTCTCTCGCTGCCGTGCCTTGACCCGCTCACGGTGCTTAAGAATGTGCTCGCGGGATAGCGGTGCGCGTTGTCTCGGTTTGCGATCGCGGGGGCAGCTAACATGAGCCGAGTGCCCGAGGCCACACTTGGGACAACTTCGCAGCCGGATATTCCAGTTGTCATACAGCGCATTCGTCATCATCAAACTCGGGCTCGGGCTCTTCGTACTCTTCCATGTCGTCGCTGCCGCAGTGCGAACAAATGTATAGGGTGTAAGTTCTATTCCCCCGCTGGCCCCAGAATTCGTACGGCTCATGTTCAAATCGGCAATCGGG